CCCCCGGCAGGTCGTTGTTTCTGTGACAACATTCTGACGGGCAACAATTTTCCCCGCAACCTAAATGATTTTTTAGGTTCTGAATTTCTGTCTCATTCCGGGAACTTATGCCGGGAAGGCGACATAGCGCGCCTTGCCACCGAAGGTAGAAATACAGCCACAAGTTCCGCATTTTCGCGGAGGACTCGATTTTTGAAAAGTCGTCAAGTTGCGTTTTTTGGAGGTGTGTCATGCGTATTGTTTACGGCAACTCCGTCGCAGGAACGAGAAAAGCCGACGGACAGAATTTGCAGGCACCGCGGCCTTCCGAACAAATCCAGCAAAATCAAATCGAGAGGCCGGACAGAATTGTCCGCCCGGTCACTCGCATCAACGGCGCGCGCATCCATTTTCGTGAGCTCGCGCTCATGGCCTGGCCGAAAAAGACCGAGGCCAACCTTGCTTTCCATACCCATTACGACCCGCGCACCTGCCGGCGATGGCTCGCGGACGATACTGAGCCGCCCGCCGATGCGCTCGGCGTCGTGCTTGCCGAGATCATGCAGCGCTTTCATCAGCGGTGAGTCGGCATGAAAGAAGCGCAGATATATTTTCTTGAATGTAACGGCCGGATCAAAATCGGCATTGCGGCTCATGTTGAAAAACGCATGCGGGAGATTAAGCGGTCGGCGGCTAGCCCGGTGACGCTAATAGCCTCCATAAAAGGCGATCTAAAGCTTGAGCGCGCCATACACAAAAAGCTGCAGCCATACTGCATTTCCGGCGAGTGGTATCGAGATTGCCCCGAAGTTAGGGCCGCAATTCAAAATTGCCTGAACCATTTCGATCTGAGCAGTGATGAGGTCAAGAAAAGCATTCTTACCGATGTCGCAAAGATGCTTTGGCCTCGAAATACGGCGCCGAATATTGCCGCTGAGGTTAAGTGCAGCGTCCGAAGTGCGGAGCGATGGCTTGCTGGCGAGCGTGACTGGTCCAGCGATGCTGTCGCTGTCGTTGTTGAAGAAATGCTTAGGCGTCACCGTCTGCGGAACGTGAAGATCGTTCCGCGTCAGTAGCTGCCAGTTCTGTTGCGTACCGAGTCCCCGTTTCGCATCCCGACGAGGACACCATGACCGTCCTTCCCAATCCTTTCCTATCCGCGCTGGCGCCAGTAATGGCGGCGGATTCGGCTGCTGGCCTGAGCTTCACTGATCCCTCGGTCCCGGCAGCCGACTATTTCACCCATCCTCGGCCTCGATCGGCGGAGGCGACCGTCGCATCCAATCCCCACGCCCCCACGGATGCGGCGGTCGATCCTTTCGATGACGAACCCCTCCCGCTGTTCCTGACCGAGCCGTGCCCGATCATTGATCGTGGCCTAGAGGCGCTGTTCCGGGTGCATTTCGGGCAGGCTTATCCATGAGCGAGCATCAGGACAAACGCGAACAGAAGCCCTGCCAGCACTGCGGCAAGCTGTTCGGCCGGCAGGTTTATCGGAACGGCGCAGTCCAATCCCACGCCGGATTCGAGCGGCGCCAGTTTTGCTGCCGCACATGCTCCAGCATTGTCCGCGAGCGCGGCAAGAAACAGGTCGCGGAGAGACGGGCCTGATGCGCTGGTCGGAGCAAGATCTTGCGGACCACCTTGCCAAGACCGGCGTTCCTGCCGGCGCGCCGCGCGTGGATACGAGCAATCCGCCGTTCGCGCTGCCGGCCATTGTGCTGGACCTGCCGCCGCCGATCTCGGTCAACCGCATCTGGCGCAAGACGAAAACCGGCGTGATCAAGAGCGAGACCTACAAGCGGTGGATCAAGCGGGCGGACGCGATGATGCTCGAGCTCGGCCAGCTCAAGGGTGTCCATCCGATCCCCGGCAAATTCACCGCTTCCGTCGTCGTACGGCGCTCAAACCTCGATCTGGATAACAATTCCAAGGTCGTTCTGGATTTTCTGCAAAGCCGGAATTTCATCGTCGACGACAAGTTTTGCGAAGAACTGACACTTCGCTGGGGCGATGCACCGACAGGATGCCGCGTAACCGTGAGGGCGTGCCCATGACCAAACTTACCCGATCCGAACTGCTCGACATGCGCTCGGTGCTCGAACGATCGCTGCAACGGGTCGAGAGGTCGCGCAGATTGTCGGAGGTGTTCGGGCGCGTCCAGCCGGATCAGGACGAGGAAGCGCGGACCCTGGCGGCTGCGGTGGCGGATCTCAATGACGAACTGGCGGGGATGGCATGAGCCGGTGGTGGCGCGCATACGACGAGGCCGTTGACGATCCGAAGCTCTGCCTGCTCACAGACAAGCAGCATCGCGCTTGGTTCAACCTGTGCTGCATCACTTCGCAGAACGACGGGAAGCTGCCGCCGATCGCCGCGGTGGCGTTCAAGCTGCGGATGACGGTCGACAAGGCAAAATCGATCGTGGCCGAACTCGTCGCGCTCGGGCTGATCGACAATGACGACGGTGTGTTTGCTCCGCACAATTGGGGTGGCCGGCAATACAAGACCGACGTCACGGACCCAACCACGGCAATCCGATCGAAGCGATACCGTGACAAGAAGCGTGACGTTGACCGTGACGGTACCGTGTCGCCAACCGTGTCGGTCACGGACACCAGAGCAGAGACAGAACAGATAACAGAAACAGAACAGAGCAGAGAGACGCGCGCGAAACGCGCGACGCGCCTTCCCAACGATTGGGTTCCCTCTGAAAACGATCTCGCTTTCGCGACAAGCAAGGGCTTGGCAGTGCGTCAGATCGAGACCGAGGCACTGAAATTCCTCAACTATTGGACATCGAAAAGCGGACAGGGCGCGACCAAAACCGATTGGTCGAAGACCTGGCAGAACTGGATTTTGACGGCGACACAGGGAGTTCCGACCAATGGGCGACGAACCGTACAGGACGCAGCGCGAGACCTCCACGAAAACCTCCTCGACCGGATCGCGGCCTTCGATGAGCCCGCACCACGCGGCCTACGCGATGGAACGGGCTCGGATGTTGTTCGGCTGCTACCGGCGAGGGGATGCGAATGATCCTGAAACCTACGTGGCGGCCATCACGCGCGTTTTGGCGAGCTTCGATGCCAGCTTGATCCGTGAAGTTACGGACCCTCTCACCGGCATTCAGACCACCGAAAAGTACATGACGTTCATGCCGCAATCGGGCGAACTCAAGGTCTATTGCGACGGCGTGGCGGCGCGTAGGGACCGCCTGCAGAAGCTCGGCGAGATGGGGCGCCCTGATCTCAGCCGTCTCGCTTTGCCGCGCCCAGAGCCCGCGCCAGGAGACAAGGCGACGGTCTTTGTTCCGGCGTCGAATCCGCGATATCCGCAGCTCGTCGAATGGGCCAAGAAGGCCGATCCGCGGTTGTGGCGATACGAGCAGCGGCCGGGGATCTGGGTCGCGCTCCACATCTGGGACGATCGGCAAACCGCGCTGCGAACGGTCGGGAATGCGGCGCGCGCGATTGTCGAGGCCGCCGAATAAATGCAGATCGAAGTCACCAGTTATACCGAATTGATGACCGGCATCCAATCGCATGTCGAGGCATTGGGTTTGCGGCTGGTCGATTTTGACGATCTGGCAGGCTTCCCAGCGGGACTGTCCGGCAAGGTATTCGGTATGTTGCAAGTGAAGCGGCTCGGGCCGGAAAAGATGTTCGACGCGCTCCGAGCGGCCGGGCTGCGGTTGCGGCTAGAGATCGACCCGGAGCAGCGCGCAAGGATGCAAAACCGGATCTCGGAAAACTACAATCCGAGGCAGGCAAATCAGGCGCGGCCAAAACACTCGGCTACCAAGGCAAGCACATCGGTTTTGAGCCGTATTTTAAAGCCTTTTGCGAAAGACGGCGGAAAGGCCAGATGGGCGAATAAATCGGCAAAAGAGAGATCGGAACACGCAAGGATGATGGCAATGGCAGGGGTTAAGAAAAGGAGACGCGAGATGAAACGGAGGGCTCGGCAACGAACAGCGGCGCATAAAGCTAGGAAGATTTCAAAACAAAACAACAACACCGGAGGTTAAAATATGACTGCGACCAGCACTACTTCGATCGAGTTACCACCGCTCAATATCCAGTCTATGGACATCACCGTGATCGGCGATAGCCCGCTGATTTGCCACGCGTGGAGCCCCAAAGCAAAGCGCGAAATGCTTGATAAGCAAATGAAAAAGGCCAAGCCCGGTCGCGCGGCCAAAGACCCAGAGGATGATTTTATTCAAAGCCTCTATCCGCTTGAGAGCGGAGGCTACGGATTTCCAGTAATCGCGTTCAAGAATGCCGCGGTAACTGCCTGTACGTCGGTGGCTGGAATAACGAAAGTCGCTGCGAGACAAGCGTTTCGTGTGGGTTCTACTCTGGAAGGGTCGGAGCTTGTGAAGATCGAAGGCGCCGAGCCAGAGCCGCGCGAGGATATGGTGCGCATCGGCATGGGTACCGCAGATATTCGCTATCGCGGTCAATTTGCTCATTGGTGGGCCACCGTGCGCGTGCGCTTCAATGGCAACGTCCTTAGTGCTGAGCAGATCGTCAATCTATTCAACACCGCAGGGTTTGGCGTCGGTGTTGGCGAATGGCGCATGGAGAAGGATGGTCAATTCGGCTGCTTCCATGTCGCGAGTGCCGAGGAAATGAAAAATCTAATTCGGAGGGTTGCATAATGGCGATGGTCTATAAGTGGAAGGCATACGCATCGGTACCGGGCCTATCTGCCCAGGATGCCGGCGAGGAATTGGAGCGCATCAGGCGATCTCGCAATGGCAACATGATCGCCGCCGATGTTCTCAAGGAAGCACGCAAGGCCACAAGCCCGCTTCACGGCGTATTCGAGTGGGACGATAAAAAAGCTGCCCATCATTACCGCTTGGGACAGGCGAGTGAATTGATCCGCGCTGTGGTGGTAATCGATGACAGTAAGCCAGATTCGCAGCCAGTGCGCGCCTTTGTGAATGTCGGCGTCGACGAAGATCGAGGTTACACCAGCGTGGTCGCTGCGATGGGTGATTCCGTGATGAGAGCCCAGGTTATTGCGCGCGCGTGGAAAGAGCTTGAGGATTGGCGCAAGCGGTACGAAGGCCTGGTTGAATTCTCGCAAGTGTTTGAGGTGGTCGACGAGACGAAGGATAGCGTCGCTCGCAAGGCGGCGTAGGCATGGCAGGCGTGGCGCGCGCCGAGGTGCGGTGGTGCTGTGGCGAGGTATGGATTGGCGGGGCAGTCTAGGTCAGGCTTGGTAAGGTGCGGATTGGTCGGTCACGGCTAGGTGCGGCAAGGCAGGCAGGGCATGTTTCGGTGAGGCTTGTTAGGGCAATTTCTGGTTTGGCAGGCATGGCGAGGCCCGGCAGGGTCCGGTTGGGAGAGGTCTGGCTGGGTGGGGCAGTCGTGGTCAGGTAAGGTGAGTTGTGGAGCGGTATGCACAGGCAAGGCAGGCATGGCGGGTCTAGGTGCGGTTAGGAGCGGATTGGCAGGGTGTGGCGCGCATCGGCAGTTGAGGCAAGGTACGTCGGGTACAGGCACGGTGAGGATGGGCATGGAGCGGCAGTTAAGGTCAGGCAAGGTGAGTCCGGGAGTGGTATGGCGGGGACGGGCATGGCAGTCGTGGCAAGCCAAGTCCGGGACGGTTAAGGCGAGGAAGGGCACGGCAGGCAGAAATCAGGTCAAGGCGATCATGAAATGAGCGAGTTCGAGATGGTCACTCGGGTCGGCAGGGCGATCGATGCCGAACTTGCAAAGGCCGGCATTACGCTACCGATGCAGCCAGTTACGGGAGCCATGGCCCGCGCCGCGATAGAGGCGATGCGGGAGCCTAACGATAAGATGCTGCGGGTCGGAATCTGGCACTGGCGGAATTTTACATCGATTGAAGAACAATGGCAGGCGATGATCGACGAGGCGCTGAAATGATCCCAGACGAGGTGATCGAGCGGTGCGCCATGGCCCTGCGCGAGCATGTGGCCAATCGCGCCCTCGGTACCATGCGGCACGGCCGTCCATGGCTCGCCCTGCCGGCCCGGCTGCGCGAGGACTATCGCGCCGAGGCCAAGATAGTACTCGAATGCGCCGCCCGGGTGCGTTGCGGATAGACTTGTCTCACTCATTCTGTGGCGATGAAGCCTTCGCTCCGCCGCGGCAATGTCAAATGGTTCTCGAACAAGCAAAAGCCGAGCGGCCGCAAGCGCCATCACCGCTCGCCGATGCAGCTCGTGGCGCTCCGCATGCGGGATCTGGCCATCCTGTTCCGCAGCCGCTGGGGCATAACGCTGCCCGATGACGATTCCGGCCGGGACGATCTCAAGATAGCCCTCAACCATCTGGCGTGCCTTGCCCATCCGCGTGGCCCGATCGCCAACTGGATCGACATCTGGGCGCCATGGCTCACCGCCGGCGAGCGCAGCCAGATCGTGCCGCCCATCCTCGCCAATCCGCAACGCTGGAAAGCCGACGCTCTCGCGTGGCGGCTCCGGCTTACCAGGAAGGAAAGGACCATGCTCGGCATCACCACCATCGGAGCCATCGACGAAAGCAAGGCCCAGCGCACCAAGCGCAGACGCGCACTCGACCGCCAGCGCAAGGAGAATGCCCGACGCGCCAAGGGCATCCAGCCCCGCGCAGCCTATGAGGGTCAGTCGATCAGTAAATCCAAGCCATGGCTCGCAGAAGGCATCAGCCGCGCCCAGTGGTATCGCCGCCGCGCCAATGAGACAGCACGCCAGCATGAGACAAGTCCGGCTACAGCATAAGGTTATCTGTTGCTGTAGAGGCACCTGTCTCATCGAGTGCGTTGCGACCAGCCCCAGCGCAGCGTCACCATCCCGATATGAACGCAATTGCAAAGAAACTTCCTCCTGATGGCCAATTAGCCTCGGAAGAACTCAAAAAGCAGCGTATTCCGAAGCGCATTGTTCGCGCCTGCGAATTGCTCGCATCAGGTGAATGCAAAACCATAACCGCAGCAGCAGAACGGGTTGGCGTCACGCGTGAATGGCTGAGCCGGCTGCTGCAAAGGTCACACGTTCAGGTGTTTATAGCGCGCAAGAGCCGCGAAAACATTCAGCGCGGCGTGCTTCGAGCCTCAAATCGCATCATTGAACTGCTTGATGCCAGCTCCGAGCACGTCAGCCTGGACGCATCGAAGCACATCCTGGCAATCGAGGGCATCAAGCCATCCCAAGACGCCCAAGTCTCTGTGAACATTGACATAAAGGCCGGTTATGTCATCGACCTGACCGATAAGCCTGACCCCGTGCGAACGATCGATTTGACGCACAAGTGACACGGTCATGACGCAACACATTGAAAATGCTGTGACTTATGTTCCCATCATAGGAAAAGCCCGGTTATGGCCCATGACGGGGCGCGGATCAGCCGGTCAATCCATCGGGCGCCGGGTGACCATCCCTGGGAATCTCGCCAGCGGAGGGCCGGGGGGAAAAATCGAGGTCGGCCGCGCTCGCTGGTGTTCGCCCCTCTCAATTTTTTCCCATTCCTTTGCCTGTCTGATTTTTTTGTTTTCTGAAACCTCGCTTGGAAATTCAACATGAGCGATCGTCGTCCTCAACATCCGAGCGGTCGGCCTATCAGACATCGGAAAATCGGCGTTCGTTCGATATGGCGCATTCCCGATACAGGCCCCGTGACGCCGGGGCTGCAACAAAAAGAAGGGGCTTATGCCGTCGGCTTCACTGCGCGCATTGGTGCTGATGAGGATGACGACGAATGATCGAGAAAGACCCATCGACCGGCTTTCCGATATTTCGGCCTGACGGCGATGTGCTGCGTGCGTTCATGCGGGACAAGACTTCGCGGGTGAAGATCATCCAGGGGCCGCAGGGATCGGGCACCTCGTCGGCGTGTTGCATGCACATCTTCCAGCGGGCGCTGGAGCAGACGCCGCAGGCGGATGGGCGGCAGCGGTTTCGGGTGCATATTTTCCGGGAGACCTATTCGAAACTGGAGGAGACCACGATCCCGACGTGGAAGGACTGGTTCAAGCCGGGAACGCGGCCGGGCGAGTTCGGGATTTTCTACGAGACGCGGCCTTACCGGCATGAAATCCGGGTAGGGGCGCTGGAGCTCGACGTGACGTTCGTGGCGCTGGAGGACATCCGGGACGCCAAATCGTTCTTCATGTCGCTGGAAACGTCGCTGGTCTGGTTCAACGAGGTGCAGTTCGCGCAATACGAGGTTTTTTCGGAAGCGGTCGGGCGCGTGTCGCCGCCGCGGTATCCGGCGATGAAGGATGGTGGCTGCGCGTGGGGCGGACTGATCGCCGACACCAACGCGCCGCCGGCGGATCACTGGCTGCCGATCATGCGCGGCGACGTGCCGCCGCCGGACTGGATGACCGAGGAGAAGCGCAATGCGCTGAAGAAGCCGGCGAACTGGGGTTTCTACATGCAGCCGCCGGGTCTGATCGAGCAGTTCGAGGAATACACGGACGGCGAGGGGCAGAGTTCGCGGCGGCTGGTGGGGTATCTGCCGAACCCGGATGCCGAGAACCTGAAATACCTGCCGAAGGGATTCTACGAGGAGAAGATCGCCGGCAAGACCAAGAGCTGGATCGACTCCAACATCATGAACCGTTCGTCGGTCGTGACGGACGGCAAGCCGGTCTATCCGCAGTTCCGCCGCGAGGTAAACGTATCGCTCAAGCCGCTTGAGATCGTGCCGGGCGTGCCGGTGACGGTGGGGCTGGATTTCGGCCGTCAGCCGGCGGCGTCGATCGGGCAGATGCTACGCAACGACTGGTTCATCCAGCGCGAGTATATCGGCCGCGACATGAGCGCGGTGGAATTCGCGCCGCTCCTGAAAACCTACCTGTCGCAGCAATATCCTGGCGCCACCTTCCTGTTCTGGGGCGACCCGGCCGGCCAGCACCGCGGCGAGGCGACCGACAAGACGCCGTTCCAGGTATTTGCCGACCATGGCATGACCGTGCTGCCGGCGCCGAACCCGCAGAACATGCGTTCGATCCGCTGGGAAGCGGTCAACGGCGTCCTGATGCGACGATCGCAGACCGGGCGGCCGTCGTCGCTGCTGATCGACCCCGGCTGCGTCACCCTAATCACCGGCCTGTCCGGCGGCTATTTCATGCGGCGACTGCGGATCTCCGGCGAACGCTACGCCGACGAGCCGGACAAGAACCAGTACAGCCACATCTGCGAGGCGTTCGAGAACCAGTTGCTCGGCGGCGGCGAGGGGCGGGCGGTGACGATGGGCGGCGTGCAGCACAAGCCGGTGCAGACATGGAACCGGCGCAAGACGATGCGGCGGGTCAGTGCGTGAAATCCCCGCCTTCGGCATCGAGGCGCGGCGCTGGACCGTCGTATTCCACCGCGAGTCGGACCATCTGTTTTTCCGCCTGATCGCGCTCGGCCACTTCAAGCACGTCTCGGCGCTGGCATGGATTCCGGAACTCGGCCAGTGGTGGGTCTACGACGTCGGGTTTCGGCGCACACGGCTGAAAGTCCTGGTCGACGGGCCGAATGCCCAGGCCATCATCGCCGCGATCATCAAGGATAACGCCACCGTGACGATCGACGTCCGCGACGACCAGTTGCCGTGGATGCGGATCGGCCTGTTCTGCACCTCGGCGGTATCGCACCTCCTCGGTTTGAGAACGGGTGCGTTGCGACCGGACGCTCTCTACCGCCATCTCGTCAGGAACGGTGGAGTTGTCCGCGATAATGCAATCCAGCCAGCCACAGATCGCACCTGATCCAAATCTCGCACCCGAACAGGCGCAGGCGCAGCGTGAACAGGTGCTTGCGCTGCAGACCCAGGCAGAAGGCGACACCGCCTCGCTGATGGCTCGCTACGGCACGCGGCTGGCGCTCGGCGGAGCTATCATGCCGGCGCCCGCGGCCGCACTACCTGCCATGGGCGGCCGCTGATGACCGAGCCGACCGGCAAGGACGCTCTCGAGCAGGAAGCCAAGGATCGGCTCGCCGCGGCGCGGGCGTGGAAAGCCCAGTGGGAAATGGATTTCCGCGAGTGCTATTTCTTTGCCTCGCCGCACCGCCAGCGCAGCCTTGCATCGAGTTCGACCTCGACCATCGTTCGCATTCAGGACGCCGGCGACCTCAACACCGACGAGGCGTTCATCCTGTGCGGCGATTTCGTCACCGAGGTCGTCAACAGCTTCATGTCGCCCGACAAGCCGTGGTGCAAGCGCGGCCCCGGCATGTACCTGCCCGGCGGCGAGAACGGCAAAATCTGGAAGTCGGTCAAGGACAAGATCAGGACCGACGACGAAGCAATCTTCAACGCCATGCGGGCGTCGAACCTGTATCCGGAAGTCGCCAAGACGTTCTACCCGGATCTGGCGATCGGCACGGTCGGGATGTGGATCGATCGGCCAAGCGCGTCCGCGCCGATCATGAATTCCGCCGTGCCGCTGCGCGAGCTCGAGGTCAACACCGGCCCCTACGGCGACATCGACGACCGTTTCGCGGTGCGTCATACCCGCAACGTCCACATCCGTGAGCTCGTGGGCGAGGAAATCTGGAAGCAGATCAAGCCGGACCTGCAGAAGGAAATCACCGACAAGCCGAAGGAACGCACACAAGTTGTGTGGGGCTTCTGGCGGCTGTGGGAGGAAAAGGGCGACGAGACATGGCAGCATGTCGTCCTGGTCGGCAAGAGCGCCAACAACCTCGTGCACGATAACACCATCAAGGGCGAAGGCTGCTGCCCGCTATGGGTCGGCCGTTTCAACCCGACGCCGGACGCGCCATGGGGTCTTGGCCCCTTGCTGCAGGGCCTGCCGTCGCTGCGCCAGATCGACGAAGCCGAACTGATGCTGTCCGAGAACATGGAATTGTCGCTGCGGCCGCCGGTGACGTTCCCGAGTTTCAGCTTTTCGTCCGTCGAGCAGGGCTTCGAATCCGGCATGGCCTATCCGATCGAGCCCGGCCACGAGGGCGCGATCAAGCGGATTTTCGACGCACCGCCGGCCAACACCGCCAATTACGCCTATGAGGACAAGCTGAAGAAGCTGCGCAAGCTGTTCTATGTCGACCTGCCCGAACAGAGCGGCGACACCCCGCCGACCCGCGCGCAATGGCTCGACGAGGCGGCCCGCGCGCAGCGCCGCATCGGAACGCCGGGAATGCCGTTCTGGCGCGACCTGTCGCAGATTTTCCTGCGCTACAAATACCTTTTGGAGAAATCCGGCGCGATCCAGCCGGTCACGGTCGACGGCCGCGCAGTCGCGACCCTGCCGCTCAACCCGACCCAGGCCGCAGCGAAACTGCAATCGGTGGCGGAAGCCGCCAACACCGCGGCGACGCTCGGGGGCATGTTCCCGGAAGAATTCAAGATGAACGTCGACGGCCGCAAGACCATGGAAGCATGGATCGAGGAGACCGGCGTTACGCTGCTCAAGCTGCGCCCGGTCGCGGAAGTCGCGAAAGCAACGCAGCAGATGGCCCAGCTCGCCGGCGCCCGCCATGTCGGCGATCCCGGCGAGGCCGGCCCGCAAGGCGTGTCATGACCGAAGTCCATCCCACCAATCCGGAATGTCTCGCGGCCATCGACCGCATCGCGCGCACGCCGGATGGTGCGGCGCTTTATGTGTTTTTGCAGCGTCGCCTGATGTCGATTTCGATCGCGGATTCGGACGGTGCGTTGCGAGCCGATCAGGGAGAACGCACGTTCGCGGCCAAGTTGATCGGCGTCATGGCAAAGGGAATTTTCGAAAGTGGCGGAAGAACTGGCATCACCGGCAGTAGCAGCGGCCCCGGCGGCAGTGAGCAGCCCGTTGTCGTCCCCGTCCCCCGCGCCGTCCGCAGCGCCGACCCCGGCTCCCGCCGCCGCATCAACGAGCGCACCGTCGTCCCCGGATGGAACGACCAGCCCGGCGGCAACGACGAGTAGGCCGGAAGGCATTCCCGATAGCTATTGGGATACCCAGACCAATTCGATCAAGGTCGATCCCGTCGCACTCGCCAACGACCTGCGCGAGCGCGACGAACTCAAGACCTTCAAGGCGGCCGAAGATGTCAAGGCCGCCTCGCGCCCGCAGAAGCCGGAAGATTACAAGTTCGAATTGCCGGCCGATTTCAAGCCGCCCGCCGGCGTCGACTACAAGCTCGATGCCAACAATCCCGCTCTCGGCCAGTTGCGCGCCGTCGCCCACAAGCACGGCCTGACCCAGGATGCGGTCAATGAAATTCTCTGCGTCTACGCCGGCAACGAAGTCGGCACCCAGGCCGCGATCGCCAACGCGCGCGCCGCCGAAATCGCCAAGCTCGGCACCACCGCGCCGGCCCGCGTCGATAACGTCGTCAACTGGCTGAGCGGCATGGATACCTCGCCGGACAAGGGCGACGCCAAGGCGCTCGCCGGGATGCTCGTCACCGCGCGCCACGTCGAGGCGCTCGAGCGGATCATCACCCGCCTGACCACGCAGGGCGCGGCCAGTTTCACCCAGTCGCATCGCGTGGCGCCGGAGACGAACGGCATTCCGAATTTCGAGAAGATGAGTTTCGAGCAACGCCGACAGGCACAGGACCAGAACGCCGCGCGGCGTCGCGCTTAGAAGAAAGGGCACTTAGATGGTTTCGCTCACC